TCACCGAAACAAAGTACCTGTTGGACACATTGGAGGTGCTAAAGGACACGACCATCTACCAAGACAAGGTACGCCTTCAGCTCAAGTACATAGACCGAAAGGTCGTGGTTGAGGCTACGTGCCTGCCTGATACGATTCGTGTCACCCAAACGAAGGTGCTGACCAAGCAAGAGCCAAAGCGCAAGGGGTGGAACTTTGACCAACTTGTCTTCGGTTCGTTGGTTGCGCTGCTCATCATCTACCTATTCAAGCGGTGGGTGGACAAGTTGACTGAATAAGACCGTAGAGGGCATTTATATGCGTTCTAATACACTTTCTACCCAAAGTGGTATGGTTGTATGGTTTTGCATATAATAACGCAGCAGAAGCGAGATTCCTTTCTTTTTCTTTACTTGGTTTCTTTTTCTTTCAAGTTACTTGGTAAGTTAGTATACTTGTATACTTGACTTAAGTAAGTCAAGTAAGTTGTATAAAAAACAAAATAATCTTGACATACGCAAGTACCTATGCATAGATTATGCTAATTTATATTCATTCTAAATAGTGAGCGACTACATTTTTTTGTATTGGGATGATTTACCTTTGAGCAAACCATCAGATAATGAGCAAGACACCAACCTACTACATCGGAAAGCTGAAGCAGATAGAGGCGAAGGATGTGGTGCAGGACTTCCAACCCGAAAATTACAATCTCGGGACTGCACTCACCTACCTGATGAGGGCGGGCAAGAAGCCTAACAACCCCATCACCCAAGACATCAAGAAGGCTATCGCCCACCTTGAGTTTGAATTAGAACGCCAAATCCACCTATCAGCACAAGATGAGCAATCAAGAGTTAGCGCAACAAGCGAAGTCAAATCAGTTGAGTATGCAGTACTATACTAACCCCGCCAAACGCAGAAAGATTGACTTCATCCTTGAGGAGTGTGCTTCTCTGTTCGCCAACTGCGGCAACTCGTATGCTGAACGTCAACAGGCGAAATACAAAGAGCAAGAGCTACTCGCAGAGGTAGCAAAGCTTGACCATCACTTCGCCATCCAATGCGGCTACCAGCAGGCAGACTAACATCCTACAAGGTCACCGTAGGCAAAGTACCAAGCCTCAACGCCTTCTACGCATCCAAGCATTGGACAGTACGAGCAAAGGCCAAAGAGAAGCATTGCGGTGAGGTGTTGCAACAACTGCAAGAGTACGACAAGTACGAGCTTAAGAACGTTCAAATCAAGTGTAAGGTCAACTACCGATACGACTTGGACAATAGTGTGATGGCAATTAAGTTCGCTCTGGATGCATTCAAGCAATGGGGAGGGATAAAGGATGACTCACCCAAGTACGTCAACCGAATCAAGATGACCCATTCCGATGCCATCCCAAAGGACACCGCTGAAATTATTTTTGAGGGTTGGGTGGTAGATTCAAAATCTTGAGTATATTTGCTCAAACTAAAACCAATCACAATGACACTATCACTCTCTCAAGAAACCTACACCCAAGCCCTGCAAGTGCAGCAGGCGCAAATCAAAGCACTCCAAGAAAAAGTCATAGAGCTTCAAGCAAAGGTTGAAGTATTGGAGCAGCAAGCAATTCTATTCATTTAAAACCAATCTAACAATGGCTAAAATCGTAAGCATCACCCCGAAAGGGCAATGGCAAGACCTGTTCAAGTTGGAACTCCGTTTTGATAACGGGGACTTCGGAACGGCCTTCGCCAAATCACCAACCCCCTCTTATGCCGTAGGCGATGAGGTGGACTACACCAAGAACGAAAAGGGTACTATCAAAATCAACAAGCCATTTACTGGTGGATTTAGTGGAGGTTCTGGAGGCAGCTTCGCCAATACTTCAAAAGTGTCAGGTGATGAACGCTCCGCCTCCATTATCCGCCAAGTGGCTTTGAAGGCTGCGGTGGAGTACGCTTGTGCAGCAGGTCACGATGTCAATACCATCTTGGCTAACGCAGCAACATTCAATGAGTGGATGAACGGTAACCAATCAACCGCCACTCACCAAGAGCATTTTGCTTCACGCAACGATAGCCCGTTCTGATTGGTTTCTTCGGGCGTTGCGTAAGAGCCTCCTTCGGGAGGCTTTTTTATTTCATTAATGTTTGTATATTAGCATCACCAATCAGAATATGAAACATCCCGACTTACTACCAAACGAAGCCTCGCTTCCCTACCTTCAAAGGGCGTTGAAGGGCAAATACTTTGACACAGGCAAGCTCGGTGTCTACGAACTTGATGAGTACATCCGCTTCAAGGATGGCGAGTTCATCGTAGTCACAGGCCACGCCAACGTGGGCAAGACCCACACGCTGATGTACCTGATGCTTTTTCAGTCCTACAATATGGGTAAGAAGTGGCTAATCTACTCGGCAGAGAACGAGGTCGCATTGCTAAAGCGCAAGCTGATTGAGTTTATGGTTTGCAAGCCCATTCAAGGAATTGATGAACTTACGATGCACCGCAAGCTGGATTGGATAAACGAGTACTTCCAATTCATAGATGGCAACAGGCTATTCAACGCCTTTGACCTCATTGACGTAATGGAGTCCATCAAGAATGAATGGGACTACACAGGTGCATTGATTGACCCGTACAACTCGCTGACCACCGACCAAAAGAAGCTTGGAAAGACAGGGATGCATGAATACCACTACGAGGTAGCATCAGCAATCCGAGTATATGCCCACAAGAACAACGTAACTACGATTGTAAACACACACCCAGTAACGGAGGCAATGCGAAGGACTCACTACAAAGGCCATCCATACGAGGGTATGCCGATGCCACCGATGACTTCAGATATTGAAGGAGGGGGTAAATGGGGTAACCGTGCCGATGCAGTAGTCATCATCCACCGATATAGCCAGCACGAAACGGATTGGGTCTACACCCACATCCACGTGCGTAAGGTCAAAGAGATGGAAACGGGTGGTAGGGTAACTCCGCTTGATACGCCTCTTGTTCTTCAGTCAATGATTGGTAACGTAGGATTTAAGATAAATGGGCGTAATTTGCTTACGCAAAAGAGAGATGAGCCTGTTGAACTAATAAACCCTGATGATGTACCCTTCTGAAGAACTCCACGACCTGTACATCAGGGAAAAGCAACTGATGCTTTCGGGCACGGCTATATGGCTTGCCCATCAAGCAGCAGACAAGTCAAACGGCAGAGAGGTACAAGACGAGCTTCTTGACCACGTGATGAACTGCCACAACGCAGACCAGCTCTTGCAGCAGTTTATTGACTACCGATTGTTTGCCAACCGCAAACTCAACGAGGTGATGCTTGCTAACGCACAACTCCGAATCAACAACGAGGAGATGGTGATGGAGATAGAACGCTTGCAACGCATAATTGAAGACAACCTATGAAGCAGATATTCTCTCCGTTCCAGCAGTACGAATGCTTTAGGGTTGATGGCGTTGACTACATCTGCTTGGACTACCAAATCATCCAAGACTACCAAGACAAACTTGTGGAGTGGTGCAGCTTCTTTAAATTCAAGAGGCTATCCGACCACAAGCACTTTGAAGTACCAATCACCAAAATAATAGAAACCAAAAAAGAGGGCAGAGCAACACTCTGCAAATGCAAATGATTGAATTTATGCTTTTTTTAATTACTGTTCAGCTTGGTCTGATTGCAGTTGTGTTAAACAAGATAAGCGACAAAATGAAATGAAAACGGCAATGCAAGAATTGCTTGAGTTATGCAAGCACTACCAAGCAACATTCCAAAATCCCATCGGTGAGATAGTTAAAAAGATAGAAAGCGAACTTCTTGAGAAAGAGAAGGAGCAGATTGAAGATGCACATATAGAAGGACAAAGAGTATTTGATGACTACCCACATACTCAATGGACTAATGACCAAGCCGAAGCATACTACAAAAACACATACAAAAAGCAATGAGAGCCTTTGAACTACAACAAATGAAGCGAGCGAAGAACGCTCTGATGGCACGTCTTGGACTTGATGACAAGGACACACGCAAAAGAGAATACACCCTTGCAAGAGGCGCATTCATCAACGCCTACCGACATAAGGCTACGTTGATGGAGCTTGGCTCAATCCTTGACCGTGACCATTCCACCGTAGTCCACGCCCAGAAGGAACACAAATCAAGACTCAATTACAAAGACTACCGATGGGCATACAAAGTAGCCTGTGAGATTCGTGATGAGTACCCTATTGAGGTTTTAGATGCCGTAGATATTAAGTCCCTTGAGGATGAAATCAAAAGGCTTAACGAAATTGTAACCGAGTTAATTAAATATAAAGAACTATATTTAACCCTGAAAAAGACATTTGATGAATTTTAACATAGGCATCTACCCTATCTATGGCATTATGCTCGGAGGCAACTGGTCTAAAACAGAATACCTTGATGAGCAAGAAACGGAACACAATGTCCAGATAGCACTTGGTATAGTGCTTGTTGAGTTTACTTGGTTTGATTGAAGCATTCTACATAGAGAACCGCAGGAAGCTGGTTAACTTTATCAAGGGTTATGCTGGCGATTATGAACTGGCAGAGGATGTAGTGCAGGAGGTGTTCCTTCGGCTGCTGCTCCTACAGGCGGAAGGCAAGTCACACTTCGCTCAAGATGGCAAGGTCAACTTCTTCTTCGTATACCGAGCCTGCGTTAACCTATGTATCAAGCTGGCTACCGCCAAGCAGAAGCACCAGAAGATATCCTTCGGTGACATTATGGAGCTGGATGAATGGCTGCAAGCAACAGATGAGCGATACCCCATAGAGGAAGACCTCGCTTATGAGAACCTACTAAAGAACGTCACCGATGAGGTAGATGCCCTGCGCTGGTACGACAGAGAAGTCCTGAAACTATCAATGGACTACTCGGTCAGCGCACTTGCCAGAGGCACAAACATCAGCCGTGATTCATTACGCAACACCCTAAAAATAGCAAAAGATGAACTCCGAGAACGAACCGAAGAAACCTACCAAGCGTGGAAGGAAGCCGAAAGGTCTGGGGGATGTGATTGAAAACATCACCGAAGCAACCGGCATCAAAGCAGCGGTTGAATGGTTTAGCGAAGCAACAGGCGTTGACTGCGGATGCGATGCCCGTAAGGAGAAGCTCAACAAGCTATTCCCTATCCACAACCCAGAGTGCTTGACAAAGGAGGAGTACGAGTTCATTGGTACTATCATCGGTCAGCGCAAGCTCACCTACGCCCAGCGTGAGCAGATAGCCCAGATTCACGCACGGGTATTCCGCCATAAGTACGTAGTGCCATGCACCTGCTCACCAAAGTTGTGGGCAAAGTGGATTAACAACCTCACGGAACTCCACGCAGCGTATGAAGTATAACGCCAGAAAGTTCGTGCAGGCATCCTACGACCGCAATGATGATTGGGGCAAGGAGGTGCTTGTGCGCTGGCTGCAATCGTACGGCACAAGGTTCACCATCATTGACAAGGAAAAGGAGGACTACAAGGTGGACATCGTGGTGCTGGACACCAAAGCCGACAAGCTGATGAGCTTTGAGGTGGAGGTGAAGCACGGCTACCCGTTCACCGATGAGGCCTCGTTCAAGTTTGATTCGGTCAGCTTCTTGGGCAGGAAGAAAAAGTACGGTGACTTCTGGTATGCCATTGTGTGTGCAGAAACCGAAGCCATACTGATTGCCCACTCGTATGAAATCTACAAGGAGGAATACCGTGAAATCAAGACAATAGCAACAACCGAGCGCAATGGCTTGGATGAGTTCTATCGTGTGCCTAAATCTAAATGTATTTTCTATGCCAATACCAGAACCCAAAGCCGGTGAGAAGCAGGCCGACTACATCCAGCGTTGTATGGAGGTAACGTCAGGCGAAGCTGAATCAACAGAACAGGCGTTAGCAATCTGCTACGCCAAGTGGAAGGAGGGCAAATAGCCCTCTTTTCTTTTTCGGTCAAGTTGTGAATCAAATCGTTCTTTATTGATAATCACTTTTTTATTCCGAAAAGTCACCGCACATTTGGGTATAATTAAAAACCAATCAATTATGTTTAACAAGTATGAATGGCTTACTCGTAAGCAAGAAGCCCTAAAAGAACACATCTCTTGGGAAGTGCGTCACGGCAACGAAGTTGACACCGACCAACTGCGTGACCAGCTTCACGTTGAAATTGACAACTCGGTAATCTACTACCACGAATGCTTTGATATTATCAAGTCATGTGGCTTTACCGATTGGCATGACCATGAGCTTGGTCCAATCACCAACGTAAGCGAAGCTGCTTATGCTGCGCTATGCGACTTCTGCAATGAAGAACTTGACCTTGATGAACTGCTTGCTGAAGCCCTTGAAGAAATTGAAAATGAATCAAATTAAAGTTATGCTGGCAAAGACTGTCGCTACTGCGGCAGTTCTTTTCCTCTTGTTCGCTACTTGTTTCATCGCTGACCGCCTCGGCAAACTCATTGACTCCCTGTTATGACCTTTACCTACACCGACCTAATGTTCTACCTTGAGGAGCGTGAGCTGCTCCCAGCAGAATACTTTGAAATTGAAACTGCGCTTGAGGCGCATGCCTACCTTGCCGCTTGGCTTGGCTACGCCACCCAAGATGAGTACGAAAAGTTTGAACTGGATGTGGAACTGCGCACCGACACACACGGAACGTGGGAACGCTACGCAACCACATCAGCACAAAACGCTCCCCCAAAGCTCGCCAATGATATTTACACTAACTTTATTAACACCTGCGTAGACCACGCCAACTGGATGTAATTATGAAAAACAAAAAACAATACTCGGTAGAAGCCATTGAGAACAACTCTTGGGCTGATGACACGGACAACGCCAGCTTCCTTTGGCACATTAACGCCTTCACGGCAGGGGATGATGCAGTAAGTGAGCAGTTTATTTCCATCCCATACCATCAAGACTTCTATGTGGCCCTGCGTGACTACTGCGAATACTACGAGAAGTACATGCTTAAAATGTTTGCCGAGAAATGAAAATCATAGAACTACTTGACGGCAGCACTTGGGATATGGAAACAGTCCTAACCAAGATGCACGATGATGACTTCTACTATGGCAACCTTGCCAAGAACGCATTAAGCTCAACGGCCTGCAAGCTGCTGCTTACTTCGCCAAAGACATACCACTACGTTACCAAGTACGGCAGCGAGGATTCAGATGCCTTTTCGGTAGGCCGGCTGGTGCATCTGATGGCTCTTGAGCCGCATCGTGTGGAGGAGTACAACGTGATTGAGGTGCAGAGCAAGAATGCAAAGGCATGGCAAGAAGCCAAAGGCCAGCGCAACATCTGCACCCGTAAGGAGTTTGATGAAGCCCAGCGCATTGCTGATGCCCTGCTGCGCAACGAATACTTCCTGTCAATGATTGAGGGCTGCGAGTTTGAGCAACCGGCAATCGGAACAATCAATGGCTTGCCCTTCCGTGCAAAGGCAGACATCATCGCTGATGGCTTCTTGGCTGACCTGAAAACAACAACCGACCTACGGGCATTCCCTTACTCGGCAAAGAAGTACGGCTACGATGTACAGGCATTCATATACACTCGGTTGTTCGGTGTGCCGATTGACAAGTTCTACTTCATCGCCATTGACAAGGCGAGCTTGGATGTTGGCATCTACTCCATCACTCCTGAGTTCGTAGCAGAAGGCGAACGCAAAACGCTTGAGGCAATTGAACTGTACAAGCAGTTCTTCATCTTGGGTGAGGACTTGGACTCTTACACAATCTTTGGGGAGCTATAACGAGTCGAATTCGACCCCTTTAACACATTCAAAAAAATGCCACTATTTTAATTTATTGGCACTTTTTGGAATCCTTAAAATTAACGAGAAATGAAAATAACTGACGAAATAAAAAACGAAACATTGGTATTGGTTCTTACCTAAATATCTAATGTAAAA